CCGCCCGGGCCCGCCGGCCCGCCGCCCATGCCACCGCCGGGGCCGCCCCCGATGGCGCCGCCCCCGGTGCCGCCCGTGGCGCCGCAGGGTTTCATGCCCGGGGTGCCCGGGGCCGGCGTCAATGCGCTCGCCCGGTTGCTCGGGCCCCCGACGGGCCCCCGCGGAGGACCGGCGCGGCCGCATAGCGACGCCCGCGACCGGGCCAAGGCCGTGCTCGGCATCCGCCCGCCGGCGCCGCTCGGCCAGGGCCGCGTCGGGAAGACCCGGAACATGGCCGACCTCTTCCGCGGGCTCCCGCGGCTCCCACGACAGTAATAGGAGGCGACGCATGGCGTCAAAAGGGACACTCTTCGGGAAGCCCCGCGAGGAGGTCGTCAAGCGTCCCGGGGCGTTCACCGCCAAAGCGAAAGCCGCCGGCAAGTCGACGGCGGGTTACGCGACGCAGGTATTAAAGGAAGGGTCGAAAGCCTCGACCCGCACCAAGAAGCAAGCCGCGCTGGCGCAGACCTTCGCCAAGCTGCGGGCGGGCAAGGCCAAGTTTCTCCTCCCGCTCGTGCTCCTGAGCGCGCTCCGCGCCGAGGCGGCCACCATGTCCTGCGCCTCGGGCACGCTCACGCCGAGCGCCGTCACGGCCACAGGGCCCTCGGCCAACGTGCTCGTCGCCCGTGCGGCGCCGGCGGTCGCCTTCCAAGCCGTCCGCACGGCGGGCACGGCGACCGTCCAGATCGAGATCTCGTGCGACGGGACGAATTGGGCCGCCGTGCAGAGCTCGAGCATGGCGGTGGACGGCACGACGACCACCGCCGCGGTGTCGGTGCTCTCGCCCACGTGCACGTATCGCGCCAACGTGACGGCGTGCACCACGTGCTCGGTCACCGTCCTCTATGCGTGCTCGGGGGCCTAGCGCCGGGCTCGCGCTCCTCCTCCTCGCGGCGAGTGCGGCGGCGCAACCCTCCCGGTCCGGTTGTGGCCCGACGGCGGCGGGGTGCGGCCCCGGCGCGGCCCGCGTGCCCGGCGGCACCGTGACCACCACGACGGTGCCGCTCGTCGGGCCCTCGCCGTCGTGGGTGTCCTCCATGACGGCCGCGTGGATGCTCGACGAGGCGTCGGGGACGCGGGTCAACGCGCAGGGCACGACGGCGCGCAATCTGACCGAATGCAGCGCCATGGCGAACAACACGACGCAGAAGATGGAAGGCACCGCGGCGGCGGAGGTGAACAACACGTGCCTTGCGACGAGTGACGCGGCGCTGGCCAACATGTCGCCGCCGTTCACATGCCTCGTCTGGATGCGGTACACCGACGGCGCCGGGGGCATGGTGCATGTGATGGAGAACGGCTTTACCGACGGGTTTGCGCTCGATTACAACACGACGCCGCGCACCCTCGCGCTCACGAGCCGCACCGCAGCGGCCACCGACACCTATACCTCGACCCTGACCGTTGCCTTTAACACCTTCGCGCACGTCGGCATCCGCCGCACCGCGACAACGAGCGTCCTCTTCGTCAACGGCGTCCTCGAGGGCCAGAAAGTCCAGCCCATGGGGGCCCCCGCCTCTGGCCCCTTCCATCTCTCGTCGACGACCAACGCCTTTTTTGCCGGCGAGTTTGACGAGGCCGTCTGTAGCAACGTCGCGTTGTCCGATGCCGCGATCTGTCGGATTTGCTCCTGCGGCGTGCGCGGCGAGCAATGCACGTGCAACGGGGCGGCGTTTACCTCGAGCGGGCGCAACGCCACGGCGTGCGGGTCGTGCACCTTGCCCGCCGATTGCGCCGCCGCGACGCCACCATAGGAAACGGAGGTCGGAATGGCCGCGACGCCCCATGGCATCCTGATTTTGTGCGGGTTGCTCTCCTTCGTCCTCGCGGCGGCCAATGCGCCCATTCCCCGGGTCAATTTGGTCGGCCTCGGGCTTGCCTTTGTGACGCTCGCGCAACTCCTCTGATTCCCGGGGCTTGACAACCCCGGGGGGTAAGGCGCTACACGGGCCCGCCCGGAATGGCACGCAAACGCGGGCTGCCACCGGGCAAAGGCAAAGGCAAGGCGCTGGTGCCGCCGATCAAAGGTGGCGCCGCCCCTGCTGGACCGCCACCCCGTCCGGTGCGCGGCCGCATCGCGGTTGCCGTGCCCGTCGTCGGCATCGCCAAGGCCCGGGGCATGGGCCCGCCCCCACCGGGCCGCGGTGCGCCGCCGCGCATGACGCCGCCCCGCGGCCAGATGGCTCCCGAAACCCCTCGCGCGGAACGCCTCGAGGCACCCCCCCCACCCTCGAGCCGCGCCCCCATCATGCAGCAACGCGGCGCCCCCGCCGCGATGTCGCGGCTCCGCCGCGGGCAAGTGTCCTTCTAATGATCGGGACCCCCGGCGGCGGCATTGATGCGCACGAGGTCGCGGCGCTCACGGGCGAGCTCGAGGCGAGCGGGTATCATGCGTACCTGCGACAGTACGTCGACGCGCGCATTGCATCCTTGCTCGTCGACGACGTCACCGACCCGTACGTGGCCATGAAGCGGCGCGGGCAAGTCGAGGAGTTGCAACGCCTCGTCGTGCCGCTGTTCGTCAAGTCGCTCGCCTTGGCCGCGCTCGCCCGCCGGGCCGAGGCACGCGCCACCGCCGAGGCCGCCCACGTGAGCACTCCCGGGCCGCGCCGCGATTGGTGGAGCGACCCGAGCGACGAGCTCCCGGTGCCGTAAGCCATGCCGCCTGACGAGCTCACTCCGGCCGCACCCGCCCCCGGCGCCGCCGGCGCGCCCGAGGCGCCGGCGCCCGAGGGATCCCCCGAGGTCGACGTCAATGCGCGCTTCGCGAAGCTCGAGGCGGACTTCGCGCGTTCGCGCGCGGATAACGAGGCGCTCCGCGACACGCTCCGCCTCCTTGCCCCGCAGCCCGTGCCGACGCAGTCAGGGCCGCCGCCGCTGGTCCGCCTCCCGCGTGATGCCGCGCAACGTATCGCGGCGACGCTCGGCGGGGAGTGGAACGAGGACGCCGTGCAAAGTCACGCGCCCATCTTCGCGGCCTTCATGCAAGAGCTCGCGGCGCCGCTCTTGGTCGGCATTGAAGGCATGGCCGATACGGTCGATTTGGTGCAAGCCCGCCAGGAAGTCCCGCAGTACGAAACGCAAGCCGAGGAAGCGGACCGCGTGCGGGGCGAGTTCCGCCAGCGCGGCCAAGTGATCACGCGCAAGCAAGCCGTTGCGCTCGTAAAGGCACGTCGGATGGATGATCCCGCCTACGTCGATAAGCTCGTGGATGAGCGCGCCCGTACCCGCAGCGCCGACCAAGCCCACCGTGCCGCCGCCGCCGGCGGGGCCGTCACCGAGGGCGGGGCGAGCGCACAGAAAGCCGGCCCGGAACCAACGAAGGGCCCCCGCACGCCGCTCACGCGCGAGGAGTTTTCGCGCATGTCGCTCGAGGAGAAACGGAAGGCGCTCGAGGGCGCCACGATCTAAGAGGAGGCCGCCATGCCCGGTAGTACCTATAACTACAGTGATCCGGGGCTCTCGACCTCGACGACGCTTGCGAACGATCTCGCCCCGCTCTGGCTGCAGGACGAGCTCCTCGCCATCGCCGAGAAGCTGACCGTGTTTCAGGACATCGGCGACTTGCCGAACATGCCGGACGGCGAGGGCAAGAACTACTCCGCGCAGCGCTATGAGCGCCTCCCGCTCCCGGGCGCGCCGCTCTCGGAAGGCATCACGCCCGATAGCACGGCGCTCGTCGTCAACAAGGTGACCGCGCTCTTAGAACAGTGGGGCATGGTCGTCTCGCTGACTGACGTCGCCCTCATGACGACAAAACATCCCGCGCTCACTGCGGCCAAGGACCGGCTCGGGAACGCCTCCGCCGAGCTCCAAGACCGCGAGATCCAAAAGGTGCTCATGGGCGCCGGGCAAGTGGTCTATCCGGGCGGCAAGACCTCGCGCACCACGCTGGTCGCGGGCGACGTGGCGACGACCGACTTTGTGTCAGGCATCGTGGCGACCTTGCGGCAGCTCGGCGCGCCGACCTTCCCCGGCGCCATGTACGCGGGCGTCGTCGATCCCTACACCGAGCAAGACTTGGCCAAGGATCAGACCTTCGTCCTCTCGCACCAGTACGCCGAGACGACGGCGCTGATGAATGCCGAGATCGGCCGGTGGCGCGGCGTGCGGTGGAAGCGCTCGAACCTCCTCCCGATCATCTCGATTCTCGCGACCGGCGCCGGCGGTGCCTCGGCAACGAACCAGGCCGCGGGCACGGGCGAGACGGGCTTCACCGCGGGCTCGAGCCTCAAGGTGGTCGTCGCCCTCGCCGACCCCATTACCGGGCTCGATATGCGACCGATCGCCACGGCGACGGTGACCAACGCCTCGGCCTACACGGTCGCGTTCACCATCACGGCGACCGCCCCCGAGGGCCGGTACAACGTCTACGTGAGCGCCGAGGGCGGCACGATCCCGACCTATCAGACCACCGTGCTGAAGCCCGTTGGCGCGCAGTACGTCGGCGTGGTCGCCAAGGCCGTCACGAGCGCCGCGGCCGCCACCTCGGTCGGGTACTCCGCCACGGGGGCCCCCGCCGGCGCCGACCCGCCGGCGACCGGCGCCGTACACGTCGGCTACATCTTCGGGAAAAGCGCGTTTGCGGTGCCCGCACTCGGCGCCCGCGTCGAGACGACCTTGACGCCGGCCACCGCAAGCGACTCGGATCCGTTGAAGCAGCGCCGCAAGGCCGGGTTCAAGTTCATGACCAAGACGTGCATTTTGAACACCGACTTTTTCCGGCGCTTTGAGTGTCAGAGTGCCTTCTCCTGATCCGATCGTGAAGCGGGGGCCCGGGCGCCCCCGCACGACGCCGCTTCCCGACACGCCCGAGGCAGTGGCGGTCGAGGACGACGCCGAGGATCTCGCCGCGCTCGAGGGCGAGGAGCTCTTGGCCGCCGTCCAGGACGGCCGCTTGTCCTTGACGCCCGAGATCGTGGTCCGCCTGAACCAAGCCTGGCGTGACGCCGTGCAATACGACGACGAGGGCTCCAAGCGATTCACGCGCCAGATTACGACGGTCCTCCGGCGCGCCAAGCATCATCAAGTGCACGGGGGGTGCACGCGCGTCACCATCGACGTGCCGATGCTCCCGAACAAGGTCTTTGTGCGCATTAACGAGCGCGTCTACTTCGGCACGATGGAAGTCTGGGAATGCGAGGCGCGCACGGTGCTCGAGCTCGTGCACCGTGCCCGGGTCGTCGAGGCCGCCCGGCTGGACGATAAGGGCGGTGGGGGGTTTCTCGATCTCGACTCCCCGCTGGCCGAGCGCGCACGGGCGATTCAACGCGCATGATGGTCAAGGGACCCGCCGCCCGCATCGGCCCCCCCGTGCCGACGTATTCGGGCCAGCTCGTCAAGGTGACGGGCGAGGGCGAGCACGTGACCATTGCCTTTACCGCTGACACGCCCGCGGAGCTCGAGGACCGGCTCGCGTGCATCGGCGTCGCGGTGCGGCAACGGATGCTCGCGAACAACGCCGCCGTGCTCGAGGCCGGCGGCCATTTTGAAGAACGGCAACGCCAGGTCTATGCCGCCGCGGTGGCACAGCTCCGCCGCGAAGTTGGCCTAGAGAGCCCGCCCGCGGAGGAGGACGCAATCCGTGCCGACGATCCCGCCGGGGCGGTACACGCGGCAGAAAATCCGTGACCTCGCGTTGAACCGCGCGGGCAACCGCGCGCTCGACGCCGACGCCGCCGACTTTCTCGCCCAGCATCTCTTTGAGCTCTACACGCTCGCCGACTGGCCATTTCTCTACGTCACCGCCCCGCTCGTGCTCACGGGGCCAACGGTCGATCTCCCCGCCGACTTCGTCACGGCGCAAGACGACCACGCGTTTCAGATCATCGCGGTGGACGGCGGCGCGCAGGCCAACTGCTTTGCGGTCGAGGTCGCCCCTGAGCAACTCGCCGCGTGCGCCCCCGCATCGGGGACGGGGCACGGGGTGCCCACGTATTGGGCGGTGTCCCGCAGCGATACCACCGCCACCGTGGCACCCGACCCGACGGGCCGGCGCATTGACGTGCTGCTGCGCTACAAGCGGCTCCCGCCCGAGCCGCTCCCCGCCGACGAGCCCGCC